AGGTGCAACCTCGATTGTTTCTGCTGTAGCTTTTTTAGCCATAATATAATATAATTAAATAGTTTAAAATTGTGACAATAGCCATAGTATATAACTAGTAAGGGGCTAATGTCATATAAAAAATCCCCACCCGAAGGCAGGGATTGTTATTGTTAAGTTACTATACTCCTTTGAAAAGTACAAAGTTGTTAGCAGCTTGAGTTACTAAACATCTTTCAGATAGGAAGTTTACTTCCATAGCATCTAAAGTTGATGTGTAAGCTCCTCCAGCAGAACCAGTTAACCAAGACTTCATACGACGATCATCAGACTGTGAAGCTCTGTATCGTACATGTAAGAATGGTCGACGGATATTAGTTCCTAAGATCTGATCGTAAACAGTAGAAGTTCCAGCAGGTACTAATACACCTTCGATAGAGCTAACACCATCAATACCTCCACGAGTAGAAGCGTCGTTTAAGTATTTCCAGTCAGTCTTATAGAAGTCGTAAGATCCTCTACGGAAACCACTAAATCCTAAGTTCAAAGCCATATCTTCTGAATTTTCAAATAATCCAAAAGAGCTACCACCTTGGTAAAGTCCAGTAGAAGGTCCACCAACACCAGCTAACATATCATCAAAATCAAGAGATGTTTGTCTTTGTAAGAATAACATGTTTTCTTCAATTGCTCCTTGAGTATCTAAGTTTTTCAAGATAGCATCAAAATCAGCTAATCCAGTAGCAGCAGTAAAACCTGTGTTTACATTACCACGATCTTCGATAGCAGCAAATAAACCTTGAGTACCAGGTAAAGCAGCAGCACCATAATTAGCAAGTGGGGTAGCGTTAACATTTAGTTCACCTTCAACTACAGACATTTCTAAGTGATCTTCAAAACGTAAACGAGTTTCAGATTCAGCTTTTAAATACCATAAGTATCCAGATGTTCCATCTTCAGTTGCAACTTCAACCCATCCAATTTGTGCCATATCAGAACCAGATACTACGTATTGATCTCTAATAATAACAGGAGAGTTTGCGTACTGAGTAAGCACAGGCTCTACACTAACTCTGTCAGCAGAATTTCCACCACCAGCGCCAATGCTAGTTCCTTTACTATATGCAGAACCGTATACAAATACTTTCAAAGTAGCTGCAGGTGTTGCAAATCCATCAGTTGTAAGAGAAGTAGCTCCAAAAGGTTGTACTGTAATAGTTCCAGCAGCAGCACCTGTTCCGGTTACAGCTGTGACAATACCTTTTGATTCTAATCCAGCAGGATCTAAAACAACTACAGTATCATTTATAGATATAACATTCAAAGCAGTTGCTCCACCACCTAAAGTGATTATAGAAGCTTCGTTAGCTCCAGCATCTACAAATGAACAGCTGTCATATGCAATATGTAATCTATTTTGTTCTGACCAAATTACTTGATCTGAAGTCATTGGTAATTCAGCACCTACCATGCGTAAGAATCCAGATAACGTACGGTTTCCGTAACGCTCTACTTCTTGTTCGTAAATTTCAGGTAAATACTGTTGTGCGAAAGTTCCGCCTCCAGCGGCATCGTTAAAAGTTAGGTAGTTATCGTTTAATACCTGTTGTTTTTGAGAAGGTACTATACTACCAAATGGATCATTTAATCCCATAATTTTTAGTTTTTTTAGTTAAATTTTTTTGTTTTAATTTTCAGCTTTGAAGAGTCCATGCCACTAATAGCTTTAACTTTGAAACCATTTACAAAAACATTACCGTCACTAGTAGGCCTTGGGCTTGTACTAGGGTTTTTTGAGCTGTTAACAACATCTCTTACGGCATCAGCTTTACCTTGTTCGTAAAAATGATTAGCTAGTTTATCAGTATTCATGGCAGCATATAGAGCTTTGTGATAATCCTTGTGATTTATAACATTACCGTCATCGTCTAAGAACTTCTTAACGAAATTGTTAATGTCAGATTGTTTTTCAGCAACAGCATCTTTGTTTTGTAATCCGTATCTAAACTTTTTATCTCCAACTTCGAAATCAAAACCTTTGAAGTCGTCATTGAATAATTCTTTAGTTTGGGACTTAAACTGATCCTGCCTCTGCACAGCTCTACTCTGGTCTTCTTGGTAGCGATTGAAAAAATCCGTAGCTTTTTGTTGGTCTTGAGTTACGCCCGGTCTCAACTTGATCTCGTCGTAATATTTACTCTTTGTTTCCTCTAAAAAGTTTTTGGCTTTAGCAACCTCTTCCTTTAACGCAAGCTTCTTTTTGCGTATATCTATGTCCTCATCTAGCTCTTCGTCGTAGCTATAATCTTCTAGTAGAAGACTTACGTCATCGTTTTCTAGATAAGGTTTTGTTTTTAAATAATATTCTTTAAGAAGCACTTCGTCAGATATGTTTGAATAGTCAGCGTTTAATCTAACATAATCTTCAACCGTTCCGCCTGTGTCTTCCATAAAAGAAACTAACTTCTCTACGTTTTCAGGTAAAGCTTTTCCTAGTATCTTTTCATCTCTCAAAGCTTCTTTAGCTTCTGTTACCACTTGTTTTACTTCTTTCTTTTCCTCTTCAGTTACCTCTTGTATTTGTTGAAAATCTTCAACAGCTATAGGCTCTGGGGTGGAAACTTCTTTAGCTTCTTCCTTAATTGGTTCTTCACTGGGTATTACTACTTTTGTAACTTCTGGTTCAGTTTCAATTAAAGGTTCTTTGATGTTAACCTTTATAGGTCCATCATTTTGTGGTGTTAATTTTTTTGGAGTTTTCTTTTTAATTTTAAACTCACCTTCCTGCTTAACAGGTTCTTCTTGTTTTACTTCTGACATAATATAATATAATTAAATAATTGTGTTTACTCTTTATCTAGGAGCGAACTGTTCTAAACCAAAACCTCCTAGACTATCATTACTTGACTCAAAGTTTTTAGGTAATAAGTCGTTTTTTCTTTGATCTATTAATTCAGACTGTTGAGTTGCTTGTATTTTAGTTCTTTCGTCCTTTCTATCTTCTATTTCTTTTTCTCTTTCAGCTTCTCTTCGTATAGTAGCTTGAGCTAGTTGCATTTGATAATTAAACTCCTCTGCCATTAGCTCTTTTTTGATTGTTGCCTCTGTTTGCATTCTTTGCATTTCAAATTGAGACTTAGCTTGTTCTATGTTAACTTTCTCCTGAGTTAACGCTTGTTGCTTTTGTACTTCATATAAAGCTGCTTTTTCAGCGCTTTCAGCATTAGCTTGAGCTTGTGCTTGTATGTTAGCCATCTGCGCAGCTTGATCTTCTTTAGCTTTAGTTGATCTTTTTTGCTTAAGCATTTGATTTGCTAGCTTTAGGTTTTTTACCTGCCTAATATCTATAGCATCATCAAGATCAATACCACCTGACTGAAGGGCTATCTGTATGTTTTGTTCTAAAAGCTGCTTTTCTTCTTCGTCTGGTTCTAGTTCTAGAAATATACCAAAGTCGTGCAAGTTTAAGTTTTGAACCTCTTTAAGTGTACCTACGTTATAGGAAGATATACTCTGTTGTAGAGCGTTAGCTGTTAATGGGTTGTTTAAAACATCAGAAAGCCTAAGAGATATGTTTTCGCAGGTTTTAAGAGTTAGATACAAACTAGACTGTAATATGTGTCTAGTTGCTACGTTAGACGCGTTAGCGGCCATCTTTTGCAATCCTACTAATGAATTTTTATCCATAGCAGAACCATCTCTAGCTTCATTTAACCCCGTTACGTCACGGATCATTTGTAAGTAATACTGATACGTTTGTATTAAGCTTTGTATTTTAGCTTGACCACTTGAAGAGTTTAACTCTTGAATAGGCACTTTACCTCTGTTTAGTTCACCATCCTGAGTAAGCGATCTACCTACAATAGAACCAGTTTGAAAATACATATTCAATGCTTCCGCTGGGTTGTAGTTAGTTCCATTTCCAAGATCCACCTCAGCTAAACCATCCATATCTAAGAAAACACCATCAGGCACTATTCTAGACATAACCTGTTGTAATTTCAAATGAGTCAACTGAATCATATCAGCAAACCCAGTTACTTTACTTACAATAGAGTCTATACGGCCTTTGTACATTCTAGGCGCTGTTATAGCATAGTTCATTTCTACTTTAGTAGTATCAGCAAAAGGTCTTGTCATATTCTCAGACATTTCCCACTGCAACATCTCTTGTGTTCCAATTATTTTAGCACCAGTGTATAACACTTCAATAGATCTGGAAACTCTTTCAAAATTATCGCTAGGCGGTGGATTAAAAGAATCTGTTTTTTCAATAGCTTTTTCTAAACCATTGTTTCCAATTTTAATTTTAAAAACCTGGTCCATGTAAGTTTTGTACTCAAAATACATAACTTGAACTGTGTTTTCATCGTAATTACCCCAGCCTGATATATATTGCCGGTTTCCAGGCATAGACTGTATTCTTTGCAACTCTTCATCTGTTATATTTGGAAATTGCTTCTTAAGCTCTGGTATTGTAACCGCTTTAACTTCACCAACATAATAAATGTCGTCAAAATTAGGGTCTTCTGTGTAAGAATATACCATGTAAGCTGGATCAACGTAATCAACGGTTATACCATTAGATGCGTTGAAGTTTGTTTTTACAGCTGCAATACCTAAAACTGTTAGATCGTAATTTAATCTTCTCCTGGTTAAATCCCACTTATTATAAGATAATGTGTTAGATATAGCTTCCTCCTCAGCTATTTCAATAGACTGTTTGTAAGAAAGCTGCATGTGTAAGTCGAGCTCTTCTTGAGTTTCCGGTAACTCGCTTTGAGGTAAGCCGGAGTTCATAAAGTTCTGCCCTGTTGCCGCATTAGCTTTTGCTATTAACTCTTTAGAGTACATGTCTCTAAGTATAGCCTCGGCATAACCAGTTCTTTTTTGCATAGACTCAGGGTCTTGAGCAAACGCTTTGATGTCGTATGTTTTATTAGACATACCGTTAACAACTATATCCACAAACTTAGATATAACAGGTACAGGCTTCCAGTCTAAATTAAGATAAGACAAGTCACCGTTTATAGACAATTCATCTTTATACTTTTGAGTAGATTGCTCTCCTCTAGCATAAAGTCTTAGCTGATGAAAGTTATTTGAATTACTCAAATATCTATTACCACTAGTTCTACCCTGGTCAAACCACTCGTTTTCAATAGCTTGAGAAACTTGCAGGCCATAATCCCAGCTTGCCTTCTCTTCATCACTAACAACTTGGCTAGGAAAAGCACTATTGGTATTTGTGTATATCTTCATTTATTTTATTATTTTAGACATCGATCCTTTGTTGTCATATCTTTTTATTCCTAAGTCATAAACTTTTCTTTGAACGGGGCTTGAAGGAGCGTATCTATGTTTATTACACGCCATTAAAGCAAGTCCAGAGCTGATGGAAGCATCATGTTTTGTTCTGTTGTTTATATTAAATTTAGCCCAGTCTTCTAGCGTTCTTTGAAAATACATATCACCATATCCAGTTTCTTTTAAACCAACAAATGACTCAATGTACGTTTCAATTGCAGCAGCGTGTGCTTGTTTTATATCTTCGCTTGAATTTGGTATCCCACCAAGCTCTCTTTCTGTCACCGATAGCTTATTGTAACTTCTATCTGGTCTATTTATTGAAAAACCTCTATAACCCCTTCTTTTAAAGTGGTATAATAATCTAGGTTTGTTATTCTCTGCTAGTATTGGCATCCCATAAAATACGCAAGCCATTAATACATCTTCAAAAAATATTTCAGCTGTTTGTGGTCTAGCTATATATTCTAAAAAGAAATGATTCGGCGGCACGTCCTCCATGCTAAACTTAGTGAGTCCATGCAAAGATCCATTAGATCCTCTTTTGTCAACCGTACCTGATATATCATAACTATCACAACCAAATGCTCCACAGTGTTCGTTACCTGGATATTTCAATCCACCCTTTATTATCACACGATTTTGTAGATTTAAAGGTGGAACCCAGGAAACTCTGAATCTTCCATTTTTATTTGGAACAAATACAACCTTTGTATCTTTATCTCCGTTCTGCCATTGAAAGCTTCCTTGCGTAACATTTATTGAGTTTTTAAGATCTTCGTTGAAATCTATTTGCTCGTATATTTTTGCTAAGTTAAATAATGATTCTTTAGACTCATCTCTAAACGCATGCTTTGTTGTGCGTGGAAACTGTCTGTAAAATTCATTCAAACCGTCTTGATCTTGCTTTAACCCTTCTACTTCATTATCCCAATACTCTATTACACCTTGCGTTATAGGGTCTCCAAGAGGACCTACTACTTCTTCTTTTGGTGTGTTGAATACAGGAAAGCCATAAGAATCAATGTAGCCTTCGTAGTTCCATTCCATAGGTATGAACAAAGAATAGAGTCCTGAGCGAGTCTGTCCATTGGCATTTCTTTGTGTAATGTCTGAATCATTGTAAAGTTTTTTAAAGTTGTCTCCTCCTTTATCTAAAGCGTTTGAGGTTGAACCCATCATACACTTACCTATAATTCTTGAACCTAGTCTTAAACAAGTTCTTGTAACCCTCCAGTTATTTAATATGTTGGTTGGTCTCTCCCACTTTCCACTTTCATCGTGTACTAGTAGTTTT